ACCGTAAACTGGCCCTTTGGCGTCAATGGCGAGCCTTGCCAGCCGAGCGCCAGCGACAGCACCGCATTGCGCTGAGGCATCGCCATCAGTCCGTCGCTGTCGTCCAGCTCGATGTCGAGCTGGTCGGCCTCAAAGCCCCGGTTATCCGTCAGCGACAGCGAAATCAGCCGCTTGCGGATGTTCTGCGTGATGTCGTTATCCTGCAGCAACAGCGAAAAATCCGGCGCAACTCGCGCCCCCGCAGGCAGGCTTACGCCGGTGATCATGATAACAATCCTCCCATAGCACCGGCGGCCTTCCCCGCCATCTCTCCGGCTTTATCGTACAGTTCCCCGGCCTGCTGGCGCAGATCACCAAACATTGCAGACAGGGATTCATCGACCCGCTTCAGGTTGAGCGTGAACTCTGTGCGGCGCGGGCTGCCGTCGGCGAAAAACTCGGAGTGCGTTTCAGAAATCGACTCGATCACAAACATGCCGTAAATCGTGCCGGTGCCTTCAATCAGCGGCCACGCCCGGCCCTGCTCGGCCATCAGTTGCAGCGTCAGCAGTGACCAGCGGCCGCCGGTGATCTCCGGCAGCAGCACCCCGGAGAGCGTGATTTTTTCCTCATCCATCCCCAGAAATTGCGCCGCCGGGCGCAGGCCAACGCGGGCGTTGCTCGGCCAGCGATATTCCGCGTTGCGGCTCATGGATTGATACGGCAGCGTCTGCAGCATAAAAACAAACAGGCCCAGCGTTAACATCATGGTTTTACCCTTCGTAGTTCATGCGGCTTCGCGCAGCGGCCGCTTGTTTGCGTCGTTCGGTCTCAAGCTGGCGCGAGACTTCGCGCGCAATGGAGGCCGCATCTTGACCGGGGGCGCCGTACACCTGAATCGTGATCGGGGCTGGCGCCATGGCAGGTGCCGCAGCCGGGGCCGACGCCATCACCGGCGTTGACAGCGATAACATCGCCGCCGATAGCGCCGCCGTTTTCCGGCGCCCGGTGACATTGGCCGGGCCGTTGACGATCTCCGGGCCACGCTCGCCGACGATGCCAAACTGGCCGCGCGGGATAATGCCGCCCTTATCGAATGCCCCCGCATAGCCCGGCCCCGGCATCAGCTCAGGTGCTGGGCGGTTGTATGAAATCGCCGGGTTAACCTCCGCCTCATCGTCGCCAAATTTCATCCAGTCCGGCAGCATATCCGTGAGGCTGGAAAACTTGTCTTTCAGCGCCTGCCAGCGCTCGCTAATGCCGTCAATGACCCCGTTAATCATGTTCATCCCGGCTTCTTTGAACTGCCCCGGCAGCGCTTTAGCCCCATTTACCAGCCCCTCCCATTTGCCATTAAGCCAGCCAGTCAGCCGATCCCATGCCTGAACCGTGGCTGCGCTCAGCGCCAGCCATGCCGCGTTAACACGCTCGCCGATGGTGTCCCAGACAGCGGCGGCACGCTCCGCGATACCGCTCGCAACGCCCCAGATGCCGGTCTGCAGGCCGGGCAATCCGCCCAACAGCTGCAGCGGCAGGCTCAATCCGGCCGCGATCCACTCACCAAACATGCGGCCATAGCGCGCGGCGGTCTGGAGTTCGGCCTGTGAGGATTTCACCGGCTCGATCAGCTTGCCGAACCACTGCCAGACGTTGCGCACCATGTTCAGCAGCGGCGTAAATGCGCCAGCCAGCGGGACAAGCGCGGCGCTGAAGCCTTCGCCGATACCCGTTAAAAAGGCGCTGATAGGCTCCCAATATTTACGGATAGTCAACGCCACACCGGCAATCACCGCCGCCGCCGCGACCACCGGCAAGGTGATCACACTGAATGCGGCCGCAATCCCGGCGCCAACGGTGGTAAAGACCGTTCCCAGCAGCCCGGCCCCGGCGATCAACATGTTGATCCCGGCCATCACCGGCCATGCGATAAGGCCCAGCGCAGCGAGGCCACCGATCAAGGCCGTAACGCCCGCCGTGACTTTCACCAGCGTGCCGACCAGCTCAGGATTGGCCTTCACCCATGCCCCGGCCTTGGTCAGCCATTCGGTGGCGGAAACCGTGAGTTTGCGCAGCGCTGAATTCTGGCCGTCGAACACCTCAATGCGAACATCTTCCCACGCCGAAAACAGGTTTTTCAGGTCGCCGTCGAGGTTGTCTACTTTCACTCGCGCAATCTGGGCCGTAGCCCCTGTTGACTGGGTGACGGTGTTGTGTTTTTCGCTCAGCTTGCCGTTACCGGCGGCGTCAATCAGCTTGATAGCGCCTTTCATCGCCTCTTCGCCGAAAATGACTTTCAGGTATTCGGCCTGCTGCGCGGTGCCGAGCTTGTTGGTTTTAAACGAGCCGTTAATTTTCTTGAGGATGTTCGCGATCGGCAGCATGTTCCCCTTGCCGTCCTTGGTTTTTACGCCCAATTCTGACAACGCATCAGCCGCCTGCCCGACGGGCGCCTGTAACCGCGTAAACATCGCGCTGGCCGCCGTACCGGCCATAGACCCCTTGATGCCGTTATCGGCCAACACGCCCAGCAAGGCGGTGGTGTCCTCGATACTGGCCCCGGCCGCCTCGGCGATCGGCGCGACGTACTTCATCGCTTCGCCAAAATCCATCAGGTTACTGTTCGAGCTGGTGAAACCTTTGGTCATCACGTCCGCGACGCGCTGGATCTCGTCTATCGGCATGTTAAACGCCGATTGCATGTTGGTGATGATGTCGGCCGCGTCGGCGATGTCCAGATCGGAGGCCAGCGCCAGATTTACCGTTGATTCGGTCGATTTCAGAATGGCATCGCCGTTAAAGCCGGATTTGGCGAGCACCGATTGCGTGCGGGCGACGTCCGTCGGTGAAAACGCAGTGGTGGCGCCAATATCCCGCGCCTGCTGGCGAATGGCGGCCAGTTGCTGGTCGTTCTTCGATAGTCCGAGCGTGGCTTGCGTGTCTGACATCTGCCTGTCGAACTGCACCCCCGGCGCAATAAACGCCCCTTCAGCGACCAGCCCGGCGGTAGCGATACCCAGCCCGGCCGCGCTGGTATTACGGACAGCCGCAGTTGCCGACTGCCCGGCCCGGTAACGCGCGCCGACGCGGTTAACCTGCTCTTGCTTCTTACTCAAGCGCTCCAGCTCGCCGCGCTGGCGGCCCAGCGCTGTCGTGGCTTCGCTGGCGCTGGCCTTCAACCGGCGCTGTTCGGCGCTCAGGTTCCGGGTGGCGATGCCGTCAGCGTTGAGCGCGTCGCGCTGGCGTTGCACAGACTGGCGCAGGCCGTTGTATTTCGTCTGCAGATCGGCGGCGGCGCGCTTTGATGCCTCAAGCAAGCGCGCTTGCTGCGCCGTGGGTTTTTCCGTCGCCTTGAACTGGACGGCCAACGCGGCCGCCTCTTCCTTGGCTTTCTTCAGTGCCTTGCCGGTAACGGCAAGCTGCCCCTGCGCCTTGCGAAACCCGTCAATCCGGGCGCTTTGCGCGTCCAGCGCCTTGAGGGTTTGCTGAGTGGTTTTGATGTCACCGGCAAGCTGTTTGCTTGCCTGTTGGATACTCTTTAGCGGGCGGGTGGCTTGGTCTACGGCCTTCAGCAAGACCTGAAGCTGCAGGCTTTTACTCATCGTGATTAACTCCGCTGCGTTGCAGTGCCAAATGGCGCCAGTTCAACAGCTCCGTGAGCGTCATTCCGGCCATTTCAGACGGCGGCCAGTGGAAGATCACCGCGATGTCCGCCATCAGGTCATCAACGCCCAGCCGGGCGTCGGGGATTACGCCGCCGAGTTCGGCGACAAAAAACCGACCACTTTCCCGGCCAGCGCCACCAAGTCCGGCAATTCCAGGCGTGCGCATTCTTCTTTGGTCAGGTTCGGCACGGTCACACGCGGCAGCACAACCAGCAGCGCGTCAACATCGGCGTTGGCGATCGCCGCCAGCCCGACACCGCGCAGCGCGCCCGCGTTCGGTTTAATCACCTGCACATCGGCGATGGTGGTTTCGCCGCGCTGAATAGGGGTGTCGAGGGTAACGATATTTTCTTTTGCGTCTTTCATGGTGTTCTCTCAAATCAGGGGGAAAAGGGCCAGCCCTGCGGGCTGGCGCAAAAATTACAGGCCGATCGCCTTGCGATGCTCGGCCAGCCGGTCAACGCCGTTGACCTTTTCGACCATGTTCACGGTATCGACCTCGATCAGCTCTTTGCCGTCAACGGTCAGCTTGAAGTAAGTACACTCGGTGGAAACCTTGGTTTCGGTATCCTCGCCCTGCTTGTACTCGCCAAAGTCGATTTCTTTGTGGCGGCCACGCATCACCACTTCCACGGCGGACACCTCGCCGGTGTCGTCACGCTGGAAGGAACCGGCAAAGCGCAGCGGCACGGCATCGACGGCGCCCCACTGCTTCAGCACCAGCTCATCAATGCCGCCCATCGACCACTCAACGGCCAGCGCGTCATCGTCCAGCCCCATATCGATGGAGGCCGCGCCGTTCATGCCGCCGCCCCGGTATTTCTCCAGCTTGCGGGTGAGCTTCGGCAGCGTCAGCGAGGACACCACGCCCATGTAGCTGTAGCCGTCGTTGAACAGGTTCAGGTATTTCAGTTTTTTCGGCAGTGCCATAATTCATTGTTTCCTTAACGATTCACGGATGCGGCGAACGGCATCAGGTGACGGTCGGTGATGCGCTGGCGCAGGGTTAAATCTTCCAGCGGCGGCACCGGCGTGTAGTCGTAATCGATAAACAGCTTGCCCGCCTTCAGGGTTTCAACGGTGTTGGCGCTTTCGTCGTACCAGCAAGTGCCGTCGATGATCAGCCCGGCAGTTTTCAGCTCGCGGAATTTCGCGTTGATGCCGTCAATCATGTCGCGCACCAGCGTAGGCGTCACCGGGCGGTCAACGGCCCATAGGTGCGCCTCGGCCATCGTGTCGGCCAGCACCTGCGCTGTGCGGGTATAGTTCTCGAACATGAACAACGGATCATCAGAGCAGGTGCGGGAACCCCAGAATTTAAAGCCGTCTTTGCGGATCAATGTGGTGACGCACGCCTCGTTTAACAGGTCAGCATCGGTGCCGGGTGCCTGCAAATCCCAGAACACGCTGGCGGTGATGCCGGTCACGCCATTAACGCCGACGTTTGAAAGCGTCTTATGCCAGCCGGTTTCCGTGTCAATTTTTGCACGCAGGCCCAGCGCGCGGGCGGTGGCGTAGGCGATGTCGCTCTGGTTTGCGGTGGTGTTCCAGCTGACAAAATCCGGCCAGATCAGCATCAGCTCGCGCTGGCTGAAATTGTCGCGGTACTTGGTAGCCTCCTGCACGGTTTTGCAGCTGTGGGCGCTGATATAGCCGAACGCGCGCAACTGCTGGCAAATCCCGGCCAGCGCCGTCGCGACCTCCAGATTATCCAGCCCCGGCACGCCGAGGATGCGCGGCTTAACGCCTAACTCCGTTTGCGCCGTCAGCAAGGCTTTCATGCCGGTGTAGCGGCCTTCGGCATTCGCGCCGCCGATGATGTTGGAGGTGGTTTCCGCCGCGTCTTTGCCGGTGGCAACGCGGACGACCACAGTGACCGGTTTGGCCTGTTCGGCGATCGCCCGCAGCGACGCCGCCAGCGTGCCTTTTTTACCGGCTTTGCCGGAGGCGGCCAGCACGTCGGTGATCAGTACCGGGGTATCGAGCGGGAAAACCGACGCGTCGGCATCCTCCGCCGTGCAGACCATGCCGACGATTGCCGTCGATACGGTGGAAATAACGCGGGTGCCGTCGTTGATTTCGACGACGCGCACGCCGTGATGATAATCGCCCATTAATTTGCTCCGGGTGGTGAGTAGGTGCAGGCATGATGACGCCCGGCACGCCCGGCCGCACGTGGTGGGTGCTGGAAGGCCGACCAGACAACAGGCCGGGCCGGATTGGGGATTTTTGAAGGAATGACGATCGTTTACGCCGATCAATAACGCCGCATTGATCTATGCAATCAATTGGACGGATTTTAGCCGGGCGGGGTAAGGTCGAAAGGTAGACGCGGCAACATCAGGGAAAGCCGCAAACGCAAAGCCCGCATCGCTGCGGGCTTTTTTCTTAGGCGTCAGGTGCCACCGGCCAGTCAATATCCGGCGCATCCTGCGGGTTAATGCGGCTCAGCTGCACCCGGTATATTTTCCAGCGCTTGAGCTGTGCGGCTTCTTCCTCCGTCGCCATCCCCAAATCATCCGCATCCTGCAGCGGGGCGATCGCCTTACTGGCCTTCTCCAGTCTTTGAGCCTTTTCTCGTTCAGCAATTTCTCTCTGTTCCGCCTTAGTTGGTGGCGGCACATCAACCCAGCACGGATCACCATTCTCATCTGCGCCGCGCATCTTGCCAGCGGGCCACTGACCGCAATATTTTTCCCACACGCTGGCAGCGACAGGTTTCACATCGTCCGGCCAGTTATTATATTTTTCATAGCCTTCACGCTCTTCGAGAACGTAGAAACTCGTCGTACTGGCGCTGTATCCGTAGCTAATCATCATACCCCCACAGCCCAAAAGTAGGCGTTTGTTTCTCGTTCAGCCATATAAGCCGTAAATCCGTCATTCCCCAAATCGCGCACCTCAATATTATTATTCGACTCCCCCCAGAGCTGGCCCAACGTCATTTGAACGCCAAAGCACTCACGCTGAAACGCACGCGAAAATCCGACTCTCGTCAAATTAGCCCCACGGTTCATCACACCTCCCTGAATAATGAATCCTGTCAATTCGTCCTTGTACCACCAACCGCCGCGCCCACCGGCAACATGAGTTCGGTTGTTGAATGAGTTCCAATCAACGCGGCCGCTCACCTCTTCAATAATGGCATCCCACAGCCATTTATTGCCCCAGCGGCTGCCCATGATGTTGCCGTCGCTGGCGTGGGTGCTGGCTCCTACTTTCAGGCTCCCCGTTACCGTGGCGTTGCGGTCGACGTACAAATCCTCACCTACGGATACGTTTTTGTCGGCGCGGATATAGCGATTGACAGTCAGGCTGTCATTGATAGCCATTGAATGCGCAAATGTGCTCTGCCCTGATTTAACGTCAATGGTAAACGGGCGGAGGCTGTTCCACGTCCCGTACTGGTCTTTTGCATTAGTCAGCATCAAATACAACGCGTTGCCGTCATTGCGCCAGAACGAGCCGTAATCACCACCGATCAGCCGGTAGTTATCGGAGCTGGTTGATTGGATCTCTGCGTTGGTTTTCACCACACCGGTAAACGTTCCGCCCCGGCTCATCATCACCGAGTCCCAACCACTAAACGTCCCGTTAACGTTTACCGCCGCACGCAATCCGGGTTTACCGCCCGCCTCATGTGCAAGTTGCAAGTAATGTTGAAACTTGCCGTTACCCGACGCAGTAGACAGATCGCTGGCATTGGTGGTACACAAAACCGACCCCCACGGCACCGCCGCCCAAGAACTGTTTTCTACACTCCATACCCCGGCAGATGTCGGCGCATTATTCCCCGTCAATACACGAGAAACCCCCATTCGTGCAGCAAAGTTATTACTGTGATCCGCCGCCTTCACATCGGTAAGGGTTGGTTTAAAGTCGGTGGTGTAAACACGCGCCCATTTCTTTGCAGTTTCCGGGTTGTCATCACGCATCGAGCGTAAATAAAAATCTGTATTGCCGGAGCCAATCGCAAACTGCACATTGCGATAACGGTTTAATTTGAATGTCAGCAGGTTGCCGAGCGCTTCATTCAGCGGATAACCCTTCGATTGGGCCGCCAACTGCTCCAGCGTGAACCCGTTCGGCCGCGTCAGGTCATCGTCGGCATTTACCGGCGGCGCGGACTCGCTGGGAAATGCTACGCGCGGCAGGTTTAGCGTGTTGCTCATCGTGTCGCCGGTGCGCTTCACATAGCGGCCATCAGCTTCGGTCTTATTCCATGCGTTGACATCACCGGCCAACAGGTTAACGTCCGTAGACAGCGGCTTGCCGTTCACCTTGATAGAGCGCAGCGCGTATTTCTGCGCGGCCTGTGCGTCCGTCAAAGCGCCTACATCTGCCGCCGTCGGCTTGTAGTCCGTGGTGTACACTTGCGCCCAACGTGTTGAGGCAGGGCTATCTTTGCGCAATGATCGCAAGTAAAACGCCAGATCGCCGGAGCCAACCGCAAATTGAACGTTGCGGAATTCGTTCACTTTGCCGGTAAATAACACCCCCATGCCGCCCGGCACGGGATAGCCTTTGTTGGTCGTGGCTACCAATGATTCAACGGTAAAACCGTTCTCACGGTTCACATCAGTATCGGCGTTAGCGGTATTTTCGTTCGGGAACACAACACGCGGCAGCGCTAACGGGCCGCTCATTGTGTCGCCGCTCTGTTTTACAAATCGGCCATCCGATTCTGTTTTACTCCACGCACCAACGTCTGCCGCCGTCGGTTTGTAATCAGAGGTATAAATACGGCTCCACTTTACTACTCCCGACGCATTTGAGCCGCCTAGGAACCCGGCACCGTTATTAGATACCCCCATGTAGGCCGTAGAAGGGCCACCGTCACACGGCAGTGACAGAACACCAAAAACCCCGTTTCCCGGCGTATTCTGTGAATCACTGTTTACACGATAAATCTGTGCGTTGTTGCAATACGCGTTATCAAAATGCCGTGGTCCCATCCCCAGCCCAAATGCGCCGACAGCCATCAGTTGGCCACCTTCGACACCTACGTTTTTTGTCGCTGCATCGCCCAGCGCCAGATTGCCGCGCGCGGCGGCTTTATTCGTAAGGTCGGACAGATTAGCGTCCTTTTTCATGCTGGCATCGCTGACAGCTTTAAGCGCCTTCGGGGTGCTGGCTTTCGTTTCGTCGGTGCTGGTCGTTGCGCTGCTCAGCTGTACCAGCCCTTTCGCCGTGGTGCTGGCGTCCGGGTGGTTTCGGGTTTTCTCATGCGCGGCGATCGCGTCGGCCACAAAATCCTTGGTCGCCAGCACGGTGTCGCCACCGGCGATCACCTGCACCGCCTCGGTGCTGCTGACAATCAGGATCATGCGCAGCGTCTGCGTGCGGCCGCTGCCCTCTTCAAGCTTCGGCTTGTAACTCTCCGCCATGTTGCTGACGGCAATCAGCGTCCCGGCCTCATCATAGAGGCCCATCTCACGCAGCCAGAAGCCGCCGACGTTTGCCGGAATAATCATCTCGGCCAGAATGTGATTTTTCAGCGTCTTATCGATAGTCAGCCCGTTGAGCGCCGCGCGGTATTTCTCGTTGACCAGCTTGGTCTGGGCCGGGTTAGGTGTCGGCAGCGTGCCGTTCCCGTCGCCGACGGCCATACGGACAATTTTCAACTGCGTGCCGCCCGCGCTGGCGGCGGCAATCTTGGCCGCCCCGGCGGTGGTAATAATCGCTTTGTATTTGCTCATGATTTTCTCTTATCCGGGGTAAACGGTAATGACATCGCCATCAATGGCGGCCGCGCCGGTGTAAATCCGGCCGGGGATGTCCTGCAAAATGTTGAGGCCGATCAGGTGGCGGCTCAGGGGCTTGGCGTCGGCGATCAGGCGTTCCATTTCCTGATACATTTCCTCTGTTATGCCGGTTTCCAGCACGCCAATATCCAGCCGGAAGGTGCCGGGCGGATCGGCGCCGTCGGTGTGGAACCATTCGATAACGTTAATCAGGTAGCCGAGCGGCTCCACCACGCGGCGCACGGCGCCGATGGTGCCCTTGTGCCGGTGAATGTAGAACGCAGCCGAAACCACGCCCCGCTTCACGTCCTCCGGCCACGCCTCATCCCATCTATCAACGGAGAACGCCCACGCCAGATAAGGCAGCAGATGCACCGGGCAGGTTTTCGGGTTCAACAGGTCACGCAGGGGAACCGGCACGCGCTCCAGCTCAGCACACGCGGCGGCGGCGGCAACTTCCAGCGGTGAGGAGCCGACAGGCAATAGACGGTTAGTCATCGGCTCGCCCTGGGGTAATGTTCACGCCGGTGCAGTAACCCGCCTGCGTTTTATCCAGCACGATGTCGGCGGCCGGTTGAGCAACTTCGACACGTTCAACACCTTCCACGGTCAGCGCTGCGATGATGCCGGAACGCCGGATACTGCGGCCTAAGCGGCGCATGGTCAGTACATAATTTTGCAAACGTTGTTTCGCCTCCGTGAGGATCGGCGCAACCTCCGGGCCGGGATAGAGAAACAGCGTGGCAACAATGCCATAGCGGGTTATTTTGGCCGCTTGCACGATGACGCGATCGGCGACCGGGCGCACGTCCTCATCATTCAGCGCGTCGCGGACAATCTGCAACAATTCGGGGCTGGCGGTGCCGTCGCCGTCCCGCGACAACACGGTGACGGTCACGTTAGCCGGTGATGGGCTGATTGCCGTCACATCAGCCACCCGACCATCGGCCGAGCGGGCGTGAAAACGGTAGGAACCGGCCGATCCCGCCGTGCTCATGCCTTCGAAAGCATCCTGCAGGCGCAAGCGATAGTCTTCATCCGCTTCCATAACTGCCGGTGTCGGCGGAATGGTGCTCTCATCCGCCGGGGAGATCACCAGTCGCGGCGTGTTGAAGTTGGCGCCGAGCTGGTCGAGGTCTTCGCCGGTGGAATACGCCAGCATCACCGCTTTCGCAGCATCGTTGACGCGCTGGCGTAAAATCACCTCGCGGTAGGCGTTTTCCTGCAACAGCTTAACGATCGGCTCCGACTCCAGCGCCAGCGTGCGCGCCACGGCCTCCCGCTGTTCCTCCGGGTAAAGCGAAATCAAATCCGCCTTACGCTCCGCCAAAATATCTTCATAATCCAGCACCTCAACGACGATCGGCGCGGGCAGCTGTGAAAGGTCAATCGTTGCCATGGTTTCAGCTCACAGGAACAGACAGCGACAGCGCGCCGGGGGCATCGGTGCGGGTGCCGGTGATGTCGATCACCATCTTGCCGTCATAGGTGGTATTAAAAGCGATGCCGGTCAGCTTGACGCGCGGCTCCCACGCCAAAATCGCGCTGTAGCAGGCGGCCATAATCTGCAGGCGCAGCGCATCGTTCTGCGGCTGGTCGAGCAGCTCAGAGAGCAACGAGCCATAAGCCCGGCGCATCGGGCGCGAACCCTGCGGCGTGATCAGGATGTCCGCCACGGACTGGCGAATATGCTCGATGTCCGTCAGCGTGCGGCCGGTGCCTCGGTTCATGCCGATATATTTGGCGCTGTTCATGTTGGTTTCCCCGTTTGCCCGCCGCCGGTCTGGACGCCGCCGTGGGCGTGTGTATCAACAACAACGCCATTGGATGAGAACGAGCCGCCTTTGTGCTCGATGTTCCCGCGCATCTCTCCGCCTTTTTGCACTTCCAGCGTGCCGGTGGTGAGTTTGTTGGTGCAGACCACCTCCGGCGCATCGAGCGTGATTTTGTCAGCCGTGACGATCACCACCTTAGTGCTGGCGGTGATGGACTCCGACGCCTGCACGTCAGCGGTTTTAATGCCTGACACACTCAGCTCGCCGGTTTCCGGTTCATACTCGATGACTGCGCCATCCGGGAACGCGATATGCAGCGCATCCGCCGACGCAGACGGGGCCGGGAAGTCATTGGAGAAAATGCCGCACAGCACAAAAGCGGTATCGAGTTCGCCACCCAGCGCAAAGATCAGCACTTGCTCGCCGACGGAAGGCGCCGACCAGCTGCGGGTACGCCCAGCGCGGAAATTTAGCCAATTCAGCCAGTCCGTAAGGTTTCCGCCGGTTTCGACACGGCACAGACCGTTATCGAGGTCAACGGCGCTCACGGTGCCGATGCGGATCAGGTTACGCAGTAGGCGCAAAATGTCGTGTTGATTGTTCATGCTGGAAGGATGCCGTCCCAAACAATGAACGGCAATAAAGGGAGGTTGGAAGGGGAAAGATACAACAAGGATAATATCTGAATTGCTAGTAGAATTTTTTTATCAAATCCATTGCCTTATCATAGGCATCCCTAGCTGCCGGGAACTCGTCATGAAAGAAAAAGAAAAATGCGATCCCTACCTGAGGCATCTCTAAAAAAATAAATTGGCTAGTCTTATGGAAAAAATGCATTGATTGGTTGGTAGTTTCAAATACAACTAGAGAATTACGTTTCCTTGACTTTTTCTTCTTTATCAAATCACGCCTAGCTGCCCTGACCTCCCGCAAGATTTCATATGGTTCATTACTCGCGTGATTTCTCATAATACCAAGAGGAATATCTTTCAAGAAAGGAATGAATGGGCCATTCTTATGCTTAAGGAAATCTCGCCGAAGGTCTAAAACCTGCAATTTAAATTCAATGGATTGCAGCCACCATATAATGACATCCAATTCACTCTCACTATAGGCCCCGCTCTCTCTTTCCTCTAATAAGGATTTCACATAATCTTCAATACAACTCAACAAAACATTATTGCATCGCTCACATGCTGGTATCGTAGATTGAATATATTTTTGCGGCTGATCATTGGCAGTATTGTTAAAAAAGCCAACTTCCTTCTTCTCATCAAAAACCCACTGCGGAATGACATGTTCCTTTGTCAATCCATCAACCGAACCACAGAAAAAACAAATATCAATCTTATGATTTTTATCGAAAGCATCCATTACCAAAGACTGACTACGTCTAATCTTATGCCTTAACTCTCTTGACTTAATATTCATTCCACCCACTCAAGATGCAATATAAAACTTCTTCTTCAATAACTTTTATATCATCATCAGAAATACCTAACAATGGCCTCGCATCATATTTTACCGCCTCGCTATGCGGCGTCGGTCGATCGCGCAGGCCGTAATGGTGCACATTGACCATACGCTGAACCAGCCCGACAAACTCGACCACAGCGGCCTCTCCGGTGCCTTTGGCCTTCAGGTAGCGCGAGGTGCGCAGCTTGGAGAACATCGCCCGTTCGCGCAGGCGCTTTTTGCTGCGAAGCCGTGTTTTGCGCGGCGCGTAAGGTGTGCCGTCCGGCGCCTGCTGGCGCTTGATATGTTGCTGTTGACCGGCGCGCAGGCGCTTTGACACAGCGACGGCCAGCGACTTTCGCGACTGCGGCGACAGCTTGGCAATCAACCCGGCAAGCCGGGTGTCAAAGGGGTTAAGCTCGCTCATGCCATTCACTCACTAATTCGCCGTGAACAAAGAGCTGCATCGGCCGCGTCACGTCCTCCGGTAACGGCGGCTCCGGCAGGTGCTTAACGTGTAGTGCGCCGTTCTGTTCGCTGACCACTACACGCTCGGTCAGCTGCAGCGACACGCTGAAATCGTAAGAGCCGTTGTTGTTGAAGTCGCTCGCAAAAGTGAAGCCGGTGCGGCGCTTTTCCTCCGTTGCCATGATGTCCGGCTGGTTTTCCCGTAGCCATGCCTGAATCGGCACCATGATTAAATCCAAATCGCCGGTATAGTCCAAAAACAGCAGGTTCAGCGTATAGCAGTACTCATGGGACAGCGAGGCGGCAAGCGTGGCGGCCACATTGCCACGTTCTACCCGCACTTGCAGATTTTCAGGGTTGCGCTGTAGCCACGGCAGGCAGCTTGTCAGCTCAGCGCGGAGCTGTTGCGGTTTTAACATCGTGTTGTTCCTGACAGTGTTTTATCGTTTCGACCTGCACCGCGCAGGCCGCCAAGGCGTTTTCAAGCTGGCGAATATCGGCGCTCAGATCGCCGTTAGTCGCCGGGCGGCTGGCCGGGATTTGGCACAGACTCACTTTCGGACAGCCAACGTAGATAATCCGCGGCGCCGGTGAAGCCGGGGCGCTGGTGCAGCCGGGCAACGTCAGCAGGCAAAGCAGTGTTAAACCAATCGCGTAATTGCTGATTTTCATTGAGTAACCTCTGTATTTTCTGCTCGCGCGTCAGCGCCAGCCGGTGCGCGGCGTTTAGGTCGCCCCTTAACTTTTCCTCTTCCTGCACCAGCCGACCGGCCGCCGCCTGCAACGTGTCGATCGCTGCGCGGGTATCGGACAGCGCCGCCGCAATCCGGCCGTTCTCCTGCCGGGCGCTTTCCAGCCGTTCCCCCAACGTGACAACCTGCCATTTCATCCAACCGGCGACGACCAGCGCCAGCACCAGAAACCACCCGATCGCGCGGCTCATGGCGCGGCCCCGATCAGGCAGTGGGCCAGCTCCGCCGCCCGGCGCCGTTCCAGTCCCGGCGATTTGACGCCGTTGACGAACACCCAGCGCGGCAACTGTTGGCAGGCGCTGCGCCAGTCCTGCCGCTTGATGAAACCGGCCAGCGTAGAGCCACAGGCGGCCGTGACGCCGACATTAAAGGCAAAGGACACCACCGCGTCATAAACCGGCGGCGGCATCGTGACAGGCATACAGCGGCCTATGCCGCGCTCAACGTGATACACGTCGGCGACGAGGTTAACGGCAGCTTGGCGCTCGTTGATAACCGCGTCGGGCTTTACCCCGGCCGTGTGGCCGATGCCGCTTGTCCAGACACCCGCCTGACACTGGTAAGGGGATAAACGGCAGCCCTCGAAATCGGCCAGCAGGCGCAACCCAGCCTCAGAGATCTGCAGCGCGCTGAATTGCGGCAGCAGCACCGCCAGCGCCAGCACGGCGGCCACGCTGCAGCGTTTAGCGATTGAGTTCATCGTAAACCCTCCGGCTAACGCCTAGCTTGTTCAACAGCTGGTAGCTTTTGCGGCGGTAGTACCAGTTAACGAGAAATGTGCCGACACCGACGGCGGCGCCAACCATAAAAGCGATGTCCTGCGGCGAATATTTGCCGATCCACGCGAGGAACATCGCCACCGCGTAGGCTAAAAATGAGGTGATGCGCTCCATGTTTTTAATCCCATAAATTGACGGTTTCACGCTGCGGTGCGGCGGTCACGTCCGGCAGCTCAACCGGGTGGCCGTGGGGCAAAATCGCCCCGGCAGCGGCCAGCCCTTCATTTAGCGAATAGACCTGCTCAACCACGCCCTGCGTGCGCCCGTAGTAGCGCCAACAAATCGCGTCAACGGTGTCGCCCTGCAGGGCGTAGACTCTCATCAGAGCAGCCCGATGATGCAGTGGCTACGCTCGGCCACGTTACTGATCGCGTTGCGGGCGTTGCGCCACAGCTCGCCGATCGAGGCTTCGACCACATCAGCCTTGCGGGCGCCGTTGGCGGTAGTGTCGTAACTGCGGTATTGCTCCGAGAGCGTCGCCATCGTCATCGCGCTAACGGCGTTGCGGTATTCGCTCACCCGCACGCTTTCGCCGTCGAGCTGTTCGCCCGGCACATCCTCAAGCCGCTGATAGCCGTCGGCCATCTGGTCGCGGCGGAAAGTGAACAGCTCGGCGTTCACCTCCGCGATCGCGCTTTTAATTGCCAGCCGCAGGCGCGGGGCGGTGATGGTGCCTTCAATGCGCATCACGTCGCGCACGTCCCCCGGGTCAATGTCCGGCCAGAAAAAGACGTTTTTAACGATCGGCTCATCCTCCGGGCGCGGTGCTGGCGCGTCCGGGCGTGGCCGTTGGATCACAACGGTGCTCATATGACCTCAGAAAGTTAGGGGGCGGTGGACGACGGCGTTGACGAGGTGAAACCTGTCGCGGCCGTCGTGCCGCCCGGCGCGGGGCGCGTTCTGTCAGCGGCTGGCGGCGGTGCGTATTGCCCGCTCCAGCCGTTCAATGTCTTTTTTCACGCCGCAGCCGTTATGCAACTGCAGCGCACGCTTAAGGTGGTTCAATGCCAGTTCAGCCCTGCCCGCCGCGCGCAAGACGTACCCGGTGATTTTATGCAGCTTGGCGCGCACTTGGTCGGGCATGTCTTCTGCGTCGGTGAGTTCCATAGTCTGCGTGAGGTGGTCAATGTTGACCGGCTCCCCGGCCTCAAAGGCGCGGGTGGCAGACTCGGCGACGTCTTCTGCGATGAGGTATGGCGTGGAGCGCGCGAAATTGCCCGGCGGCGCCAACTGGTAGCGCAGCGCATAGCGGGCGATGTCCAGCGCGCCGGGAATATCCCCGGCATCCAGACGCCAGATCATGACCGTCATCAGAATGGCGTCCTGCGCGCCGCGACCTTCGGCCAGCACACCGGCAACCCATGGGGCATAGTCCGGCAGCAGTTGGCGCTTAAGTTCGGCTTTACGCTCTTGTGAGCGCACCTGTTTGAGCTTTCGCTTATCTTCATTGAGTTTAAGCATCATCCGTTCATAGCCGTTGGCGTGGCGCAGCGGGTCATTCTCCCGCTGCGCGGCCTCGACCGCTGACTGGCGCATAAAGTGACGGCGGGCAGGGCTGGTCATGGTTATTTACCGCCTTTCGCTTTGTCGTCTGCCGGTGCTTCCTCCGGGTCTTTCACGTCGGCGACTGGCTCCGCTGGGGCGGTGGCGACCTTCACCGCTTCAACAATGGCACCGGCCAGCGCCTTAATGTCATCGCCGGAGGTCGGCAGTGCGGCCTTGGTTTTTGGCTCGGTCGGCTTGACGGCCAACAGCTCGATGTTCTCCACAAGACAGCCGCAGGCGTAATCCTCCACAACATAATCCTCATTGATGGATTCATAGTTTTCGATGCGGTCACGCTTGGCGTTCTCCACCATATGGCGGCGGTGCGTGTCCTCTTGCCAGTAGATCGACAGGTTATCCATGCGGGTGATCAACAGCGCATCCGCCGGGAAGTACGGCACACGCACGGCGGGCAGGTTGCCGATGCGCTTCTGGCTGATAATCAGATCGGCGGCCAGCGCTTCGGTGTTGGGTTGTTCCTGATTGACCAGCGGGAAATACTTGTCGGCAAGCAGCTGACGACCGCAGATCACTACCAGCTCAGGATCTTCCTGATACCACGGTGCAATCAGGGTATTAGTGGCATCCATCACCAGCGCGTCGAGGTTGGCGTAATCGCCACCGGCACCCACGCGGATGTTTTCAGACACCACGCTGCCGTCCATACCCACGATCTTATTCATCACGCGGCCCGGCGCATTCTCGCGGTACTTCTGCAACCAGCCCGGCGCGATGTCCTGCAGCAGCGGGAACTTGACGCGGTTGGAGGTTTTGGCGCGGTGCGTACCGTTAAAGCCGATCATGATGCGGTCGAGCGCCTGACGTTTCACAATCGCATCGCGTAAGCGGGTCTGGAAATCCTGATAACGCGCCCACAGGTCGAGGGTGTTGTAGCGGATGTGGAAATCGTAGTTCACCTGCTGGCAGAAATAGTCATCACTGTCCAGCGTGGCAAAGTCGGCCGTTTCGCGTTCATCGCCGCCGGCGGTGTCGGTGGTGCTGGCGATGGAGCCGCTCACACCTAAACCGACTTTCTCTCCCTTCATTTCCTTAACCGGCAGGATATTGATGCGGGTCAGGAACGTGGAGGAATCCTGTACGCGGGTCATGATGGTTTGCGTGACGGACGGCTCAACGCTGAATTTTTTATCCAGATCGCCGGTAGCGACGCCGTTCAGTTCGGCGAGGCGAGACATAAACGCATTAAATTTAAAACGAGTTTGCTTGCGCATTTTTCTTCCTGTTTTTGTTCGGTTTTATCGGGTGTGACTGCCTTAGCAGTCGGTCAGCACGTCTTGCGCGCTGTTGCCGCCGGTGGCCTCCGGGCGGGCCTGCTGGCTGAAATCTTCCGAGGTGGAAAGCTGAGCTTGCAGCGCGCTGAACGCATCGCTGCCGGTTTTTACCTGTTGCTTGAGGTCGGCAACCTGCTCGCTCAGTGCAGCGATTGTCTCGGTAAAGCGGGTGTCTGCTTCCTGCAACTGCTCGGCCACGGTCATCACCGCGCCTTCCATCTCGCCAAAGCGCACATCGTCGGTGGCCTGCTTGCGGCTAAACATCGCTTTGATGCGGGCAGAGAATGAGGTTTCCGGGTCAGCGACCGGTTCAAAATCGAAATGGACTTCCAGCGGCGCGGAGAACTCGACGTTCTCGTGGCGGCGGCTGAACTCCAGCATGTCAGTGCCGAGGCTCGCCGGGTCATCGGTGACGGCCAACCCGACCAGATACGACTTGCCGGTCTTGGCGAAATCGCGGCGGATCTCCATCGAGGTGAAAACCTTTTGGCCCGCGCCGACCATCGACACCAGATCGGCGGTCGGGGCCAGACTGGCGTACAGCGCCCACTTGCCGTGCAACAGCGGTTCGTCCGGCTCGTCGATTTTCTCGGCCTTCAGCTCAACCACGCCGCCGTAACGACGAAAATAGCCGTCAGGCAAAATCCCCTTGATGTGCTCCATGTTGATACGGGCGCCGTAAACCTTCGGGCTGTAGGTCGCGGCCATCTGCTGAATATCCGCAGCGCCGATCTCGCGGCCGTCAACGGTGTCGCCTTCAACGCCGATGCGGAAAAACTTAGTAACTTTCTTTGCCATGTAAACGGCTCCGGTTGTGGTGATTGGGTTCGGGGCTAGTTTCGGGGGAATGGCGCCGCGTCTCAACGCGTTGCGGTTGGAAGATCTGAGGCACAACAAGGGCTTAATGCGAGTCGCCCGGCGCTTTCGTAGCCTTGGCGGCATGAATACGACACCGGCAATAACCATCATTAGCGATCCGCGCCGCCAAGCTGCCTTGCTCTACTGGCAGGGCTTCTCTGTGCGCCAAATTGCGGAAACACTGAACCTCAAGGGGCCGACCGTGCAGAGCTGGAAACTGCGCGATAAATGGGACGACATCGCGCCCATTTCCCGCGTGGAGCAAAGCATGGAAGCGCGGTTGATTCAGCTCATCATGAAAGACGTCAAGGAGGGGAAAGACTTCAAAGAAATCGACCTGTT